CCACCTGCAATTTTTTGAATGAGTCCTAAATCTTTTAGATCTTTTCTATCTATAGTTTCTGCCAGAGAACGAACATCACTTTGCCATTTTGGAATCCAAACTAGATTTCCTGAAATGAATACTTGAGTACTAGAACCTTTATTCACGTACTCAATATTCTTTACATCTAATCTTAATGCTTTGTTTTTATTGTCTAATGATTTTACTGCGTTGTAAATCTGTTCAAGATTTTGTTGTTGTTCAACTAATTTACCACGCATTACTGCAGGTATAGTAGTAGAGTTTGTTCCAACTCTATTATCTTTTATTACATCAATATCAGCTTTGATCTTTACTTCGTTATTATTATATGAGAGAACCTCATATGTTTTAATTACACCGCCATTATACTGAACAATATCTTCAGTTAGATTTCCATTGCGAACTTTATGTTCACTATTAATCCAAGTACCTGTTACTTTTTCAACTGCAGCAACTTTAGCGTTACGTAGAGCAGAGTCGAATGTATTACCGTATCCTGTGGTAATAACTTCCTCTGCACTACATAGACTCGCTATTAAAGATAATGCTAGTAATGTATGTTTCACTTTGCTAATTGTTCTGATTGGGATTTAACTGTGGCTACTCCATGGTCTAGAATTCTAGCAATGCCACTGAAACCAACAGTTGCTAAAACTAAACCAAAGATTGTTCCTATAATAAATGCTTTCATATTAGTTTCCCATCGCTACACGCAATTGACGTGCTGCATTCATAGATCGTTTATCAACTTGAACTGTTACAACAACAGTTTTAGCGTCAGATGATACTTTACGTTCAACAATGTAAATACCTTTCAAGATACCATTAGATTCAACTGCGATCTTTTCGGTAATTTCGCTGGCGATATTTGCTGCTTGTTGTTTAGATTTAAGATCATCCTCAGCTACATTCTTCTCAAGTGCTTTGGTGATTGTATCTGTGGTTGTCTTTGACTTTAGATCTTGATTGATGAACTCAACGATATTTCGTTTTGCTCGCATCAGTGCTACGTTCATACCTTGTTCAAGACCAGCATCGGCATTAATAGGTACTGAAGATGTTGCAGAAGATTTAAGAGATTCCCACTCACCCTTGTCGTTGAATGTTACTTCAACCTTACCAAAGTCTTGTGTGAATTTAACTGCGTCTGATGATGGTGTATCTGATGTTAGTTTTGTTGAACTACACGCAGATAACGCAAGAACTGCTGCTACTATAATCAATTTTTTCATAATATATTATTCCAATGTTAATGAATACACTACTGCATTCGGTTTACTATATGCTTGAATTACACGATCCCGCATATTAGGATCTGACAATGTGAACCCAAGTCTGTTTAGTGACTTAGGATCAACTTGTTGCAATACATTAGATTCAGTGTTCTTATCTAAAAGAACACTTGATCTTTCTTCAACTGGAACTACGGGAATTGGTGTGACTGAAATTGGCGAATTGCTCGCCATCACAATAGGTTTTGATTTGAGTTTTACAAAGTCATTGTTAAACTTTGACCACTCAGTATCAAAGTCTAAAGCCATTGCATTAGTTGCAACAAAACATAACAATATCACAGGTTTCATAATAAATCCTCCATAGTACTATTATACTATAGAGTTTGATTAAAGTCAAGTCATTTTTGATTTAATTTTTGCAATAACTTCGTTGGCAGCTTCCATTCCTTCTTTCTCCATCATATCGTCAAATAATTCGTCTCTTGCAAGTTGGATATTATTCAATATAACCATTGCATCGGTTTCGGTCATTGAGTTTAAAATCATTGCAAACTCATCAACCTCTAGACTTAAAAGGAATAAAACAAAATCTCTGTCTTCGTCTTCAAGATGTCGCACTTTCTTTGGCTTTCTTTTCTAATGGAGGTATGAACCCAGCATCAGTTACCAATTTTCGTGTAATCTTTGGATATTTTTTATGTAGTGTCTGGTCTTTGACTGCAATCAAGACTTCTGCTTCAGTAGGATGACAACCCTCAAGCATGGAGATGAATAAACCCTCACGCTTTAGTTTTGTAAGATCTGCTCGGCAGAAAACATATAATCTACGCATTTCTCCAAATAGGTTTGTTGGTGTCATGCCCAATGGCTCAGCTGCAGGTTTAAATGGTGGTGTTCCTTCTGGAAGCAACATTTTCTTCGCTGGGTCAAATGCATATTCAAAAATTAATTTAAGAACAGCATCAGTTTTATAACCATCAATCTTCTTAGGGTCTGCTTGAATTTCGGCAAGCATCTCTGTTACGTATTTTCTCATCAAAAATCCTCTAGTTCATCTAACAATAAACGACATTTGTGTTCAATAAGATAGTTCATAATAGCCATCTTATCTCCGATCGGTTTACTATTTAGGTATGAATTAATAATAGATTCTGAAACATCTGTTGGGATAAATTCAAAATTCACGAGAGTTGCGTTTCTTTGCCAGTTACGTTTTTCTTCATCATTTTTACAAGCATCAATACCTTTTTCAATAAATTCAGCAAGACGTTTTGCACTCATAGGTTTTTGGCGGTCACCAACCATAAACACATCATCTTTACTTAGAATGTTTGGTACGCCATCTCCTGCATCACCCTTAACAATATGCTCAATGATATATTCATTAATCTCTTTCTTAGATGCAGTAATATACTTTTTCTGCATTGGAGACCATTGCTTAACTGTTGGGTACAGTTGTAGTTGTTTAAAATCTTTATCAGAAGATAGAATAAGAATCTTCTGTGGTTCTTCAACCAATCCCTGTTGAACTAATAGATTATCTTGAGCATACTTAGTCATAACTGCAATAATATCGTCAGCTTCAGCACGATCAATATGAAGAACTTTATATGGAAAATATGTGGCAAGATCGGTGCGCATCTCTGATAATGTATCAAAGATTAATCCCCAGTCTAAAGATGACTTCTCACGATTGCTCTTGCGCATTCCTTTATAATATTCAAAGAATTCTTTGCGCCAGTATTTACGACCATCGCAACAGATAACTACGTCACCATACTCTTTACCGTATTTCTTCTTATATGATTTGATTGTAGATAATGTTACATGACGAATAAGATTTTTAACCTCAGACTCAGTACCCTTCAACTCACGTTGAAATGTCAAAATGGCTGCAAGAGCAACCTGCGAATAATCAATTAGAATCATTTTTAGTATCTTTAGGTCTAGTTGTTGTTAAAAATATAGCATTACAATATCTACCATTTCCAGTAAATTTGTTTTCAAATTTTGTTGTTATTTGTTTTGCTTCATGTACTGTAGATGATAATAATACTACAGTTCTATTATGTTTTGGTTCTATAGTTGCTTGTTTCGTTGAGTTACAGGAGTATACAATCAAATCTCCACCTTCAAATTGTTTTGGTTCCGTATAGAAATAATTTAATATAGTAAAGAAAAACCCATCAATATGTGGTTTATAATAATCAGAATTCTCATAATAAGAAACTAAATGTGATCTAACATTACAATTAAATAATGCATTGAACATTGTATTGAATTCTAAAAGTTTATCTTTAAACTGTTTTGAATTCGTTTGCGTAAGACCATGACATATTAAAGAAGAGTGTTCCCAGTTTTTAAATACTGACTCTAAAAAGATTCCACTTTTTGAAGTAATAATATTACCTTTGTTTTCTGCTGAAACTAGACTATCCTGATTTAACATTATAGATGGTTTTGTCAACCATTTTAATTCAAGCATAATTTCTTTGAGTTGTTCTTCAGTATAGAAGTTATCAATAACAACAGCATCGATGCCATCTTCTATATAATTAAATTCCATTAAAACGCTCCGAGGATAATGGTTTCCTCATTAATACGACCATTGGGGTTAGATGGTTTAGTTTTAAGAGTTTTAATAGCATTACTCAGAGCACGTTTTCCTAGAGCAAGATCTTTAAAGAACTCCTCTGGTTTACGTAGAGTAAATGCTTTGGATTCTTTAATATCAAAACCAACAATAGTAGTTCCCTTGACAGAAACTGTTCCATTCTCTGCTTTGTAAACACCAAACCTACGATACTTAGTATTATAAAACCAAACTTCGCTAGATCCAATTATACCTGTTGGATTGATAGATTTCAAATTTAATTCTGCAAATTCTCGCAAGAACTTCATCTTTGATACCATTTTAGTCGGAGAAATTTCTTTACGTTTGCGAGGTGCACGATTTGCTTTGGCAGTCTGCACCATTTGCTGACAATCGGCAATAATCGTTTGCACGAATTCCGAAAACTTCTTTAACTCTCGTTTAGTAAAATGCGAATAACCTTCTACTAGTTGGTCATCATCTCCAGCAATGGCTTCCTCAATTTCTTTGGCAGTATCCACAAATAACTCTCCAATGCGTTTAGCAATGGGTCCAGCCACTTGATTAGCCAGTAGATAATTCTTTGTTGAGAAGTCAGACTTGCATCCATTGAGAACAAAGTCATCAATTGCACCTTCAATTTCACCAGCCAAGTCATGGGCTTTCTCTTCCATTCTTTGTTGAATTGATATTACATTAGATGGCAATGCTTCTTTAGCTGCAGCTGCATCTTTTTTATCTTGTTTATCTTGAGACTTCTGACGTGTTTTGATTTGAGAAAGAAGTTTCTCAATACCTACATTATAATGATTTAGTTCAGCTTCTTGAAGTTCAGAACCCAGATCGATCAAACGAGCAAGGATACCTGGAGTTCGGAAGTGGTATTCGTCAACCTTAAGAAGTTCAACTGCTACTTTTTTATCGATCTTAGCATAGTGACTAATGAACCACTTCTTTTTATCTTTGTCATCAGTATGAGAATTATAGTAGTTCAGTGAATGCAACAAATCTCGCATGTAATAATCTTGTGAAAGTACTCGCTCATCACCTTTCATTATTGCTTCAGCTTTTGCTGTTGCTGCTCTACGTTTTGCTGTATTCACTGCCATGATATATCCTTATTGTTTAAATGAAAGACCAGTTGTACCACCAATTACTCCACCAAGAATTAAAGCAGCACACCATGATTCTAAAGTAAATGCAATATCTAAAACTGGAAATAGAGTGTTTAAAGACCAGATAGTTGCAAGTGGTCCAATAATAATAATGGTAATAATAAGTGCCAACCAAAGAATTAATTTAATCATAATGAAAACTCCAATTTAATTACTGAGTCCCAGCGGAAAGATCTCCACTCAGATTTTTCTGTGTCAAAGACACGAACTGCGGATCCATTAGACGTGGTAGTTTCGCTTTCGGTTTTTGGGGTCTTGTCTGAAGGTATTCTTCGCTCAACGAGGGTACACTGCATTGATCTTTCAGTACCATCTTTTTTGGTAAAAGTAACGCACAAGTCTTTGACATTATCATCGTGTAGAACTCCTAGTGTCCATGTTTTAAACTCTTCGAATTCTTTTTCATTCTTGAATACTGTTTGGAATGCCATTATCTAATCTCACTTTCATTTCATTAATTATAGGTCCAAAGAACTCAATGAATTCTTTAGTTTGAAAGAAAGATGTATGACCACTATTGGTAATTTCTTTCCCTACTTCATTTACAAGTTTCTGACGGATAGTAAATTCAATCAAATCATACGGATGACTTTTGATTTTAACTGATCGTGTTAAACCTTCTCTGTGAAGTTCATACTCCAAGTCCATGATCTACCTTTCTGTGTTTTGGTTTACGAATATACTTAACCTTAGACTCCACAGTACGCATGCGGTACTTTGGTGTTCTTAAATCCTTAGCAACTGGATTTCTAGGTCTCATAGTCTTATTATACACGTTATCCTCTTACAAAGCAAATTTATTGTATTGTATCATGAGTTGCAAATGGAGAAACTCTTTCTGCAATCAACTCAAACACAAGATCTTGAACTTCATTAATCTCTTCCATTGTTACACGATCAGCTGGTAGTTTACCTTCTAATACTGCAACCATTATCATTTTACGATCTTCAGTCATATGTCAACCCCAGCACTTTCATCATTTTATGTTTAACACGTAGATTCGGTTGACGATATCTATCAGATGGAGTAAATCCCATCATCGTTGCAACTTCAACTACTGCACCACTACGGCAGATACCAGCGTGACAGTGAACAACTACATTCATTCTATTTTCTAAAGCACGTTGTAACAGATGAATAATCTCTTCAGCTTGTTCATCTTGAATTTTGCATTCTTCTTCAAACCCATCGTTATCTTCAGCATCAAGAAATTCAAACTCATATACCTCTTTAAAGGGATATTTGATTTTGCCAAACTCCTCAGCAGGATCTTGAATGCGAATTAACATTGCATTTGGACCAGCATCATAGTGATGCCCTAGAAACACATCACTCTTACTGACATTTTCGATAAATCGTATCAAGCCACTTCCTTAAAAATATTTGTCCAATAGAGTAGTTTATTCATCTTCTCAGCTTTGGCTGCCATAACTGCTGATTCACTAACCATACCTGAATCGATCACTAGGTCAATCATACACATCAAATCACCTAGTTCTTCTTCTAGATGAGCTTTATTAGTTTCACCATTATAAGAATCTTCCATACCAAATCGAAATACCTTGCTAATCGCTTGGGTTACTTCAGCACATTCCTCTTGAGTAATCAATAGGATTTCTTTTTGTTGCTCATTCATTTTATTCACTTATTGCTTCCTTCCATCTTTGTTCAACTATATCATTTACCCATTCAATCGGGCATTTTAACGCATTTGCAATTTCATCACATGACCACTTAGTGGTGTCTAGAAGATAATTTATATCTTCCCATAGTTTTTTTACTGAAGCCATTTAAACCCTCACTTAGAATAGATAACCGACAAGTAGCCAGCGATGTAAGAATCAGTAGCACCAATCATAACACGTAATTGATTAACCACAGAATCAAGAGTAAAATTATCAGGGAGCCAACCAGAAGACAGGTCAGCACCAGCATCAGTAATTCCTTTTATATAATCATTCATAGTAACCTTTTTCATCATTTATACAACTATTATACGCTAGATTTGCATTAAAGTAAAGCGAAATGTTGAAAAACCCTACAAAAAGTAGGGTTTACGTAAGTTATTGATTTAGAAAAGTTATTTAGTAGGGAATAAATGGTCTAAAAAGTTCGTTTGAAAGACCCGATCAAGTCTTCGCCCAAGGGATGGGTGAAGAACTAGTAGAATTTGAAATGTTATGACAAGCGATCCTGTGCATATTACCCAAAGAGCCGAAAATATTGGAACTATAATAAATGCGAGAATCCAAGCTAGAAGTTGACACAGTTTCAATAGTATTTTATATAACGATAACATTGGTTTCTTTCAATTAGACAAACATATACATGGCTTGAGCAGCAGATACAATATAACTAAATGCATTTTTATTATTTGATAATTCTTTAACAGCTTTGACTTGCCAAATTTCTTGAACGATAGTTTGATACTCTTCTTTCGTTAATTCTTCCGACTCATATTGTTCACGAACAACTAATAATTCATTTGCTAATTTTGAAGCTGGACCACCCAAACTTGCTATTTCTCTTAATTCTGATAACATTTAGTGATCCTTTTATACAGATTAGAATTTTAAGTATTTTCTGAAGAAGAGAATACTTCTCTTGCTTTTTTCAAGAATGCTTTTGTTCGTGATGGTATATCAGCATTCCTATCTGCTACACGATCATATAACTTAGGTTCCCATTCAGTTGTATCATCAATTTTAATATCTAATTCATCTTCTGTAGTAGGAACATAATTAACAACTGTTTTTTCAACAATATGTTCATCACCTTTAACAGATAAATGAGCATCATCTGTTGTACAGAAATTATCTTCTAATTTAACTTCAGTCGTTTCTACTTCTGGCTCATAGTATGTAGTTGTCCAGTTTACTGGATTAGATACTGGCGGATATCCATGCTGATATGGTTCTTCAGGAGGAGTTGTAACTACTTCTGGATTACCAGCAAATATTTCTAAACCAGCATTTTCATCTTCGCGTTTTTGATTCCAGTTAGCAGCAACTAATAATAAAACTGCCAATGGATCAAATACTGAAACAATAAGGATAATAACCCAGCGGACTGATTTTTCTAAAATATCTTCGCTTGGATTATCTCCATAAATTAATGCTGCTATGTATTTGATTGGTCCAACTTCTGCTTCGACTTTACGGACTTCTGAAGCGATTGGTGCACGTTCTTCGTTGTACTTGGCGATCTTGGCTTGCGTGTCCCCGATTTCTTTAAGGATTCTTTGACGATCTTTTTGCTGTCCTCGTCTAATGGAAATGGCACGCTCTGTTCCGTTGGCATCTGTGGTTCTTGAAAGGGTGCTGTCAACTTGAGAATCCAGTTGAGAAAGTTCTTTACGATTTGCATTTATATTTTCCTTTTCGGTTTTAATCTTTTCATCTATTAATGATAATTTTGCTGCTACATCACCAGAGGGGATTGCTTGATCTAAATGAGCTTTAGATAAGTACCCAAAAATACCCATTGATGTCAACAACATTAAAATAACTAATGCTATTGTAAAGTATGTTTTTAGTAATACTGGAACTTCTTTCCAATTACGATATAACCATGACGCAACTACTAATTTAGATGCTTCAAGCAAAGATCCCATAATGAAAATGGGCACGACTGACGCTGCAAAAATTGCAACTAATCCCATTATAGAATAAAATGCAGCGCAAGCAGATAATGCCAATGCTGTTGCGAATAGTAGATATGTCATAGTTTATTTTTAATATGAGAACCATGGACTCTTACTGAGATTTGTCCATTATAATAGTCGTCTGATTCTAATACTTTCCTTCCAAATTGCTCACGTGCTTCCACGTAAGAACACTCTGCCTTAGATTTACAAAAAAATAAAATCTCACGTATAAAGTTTTCTTTACCAAGAGACTCAACATCTTTATTTAGTTCTATGCTAGAACCATAATAATCAAGCCAATCACTATTAATTTTTGACTTAATCTTTTTTCTTTTCTTTATTCCATTTTTCTGAGTAACCATTTTATAGGTTGTCTTAGAAAACTTAGCTAATTTTTTACCTACATACATGCGACTTGTGGCTTTGTTCGTAATTAAATAAACAAAGCCAACGCAGTCTTCTGGTAATTCTTCAATGATACTGTTATTAAATGTCCACATAGTGGACTATTTATTATACTTTTGTGCAACCTAAATCTGCGGTTGAATTTGGACCAAACATAGCATTGTATGCATTTTCTATATCTGAATTTGGTTTTGTAGTAGCTACAATATTTGATGTGTATAATGTAACAGTGCCCATTCCGAAACCCATGTATGGCTCTAAATTAGATTGACCAAAAATCGCTGGATATGATACATTAAATGATAATGGAGAATTACCTGTTACATTACCAATGATAATCTCATTAGTAGAAAGTTTAAAAACTAATATCATTCATTACCTCTTTTAATTTTAATATTCATTGCTAATGAAAGCCTTGGTTCTTTACTCATATTGGAATCAACCCCATGTAGTAAATATCCAGGTATCAGTATTAATTTTCCTGTTATCGGTTTAATATAAATTTGTCTTGCACAATCTGCGATTTGGATACCCGCATCATTCCAGAAACTGACTTCATTGAATATATGTGGGGGTCTTGGATCATATACTGTTAAATCTGGATGCTCTGGTAACGCATGAATATAATATACTGCAATTATATCTGTTGCGCCATGGGAGTGTGCCTGATTTGGCTGACCATAGTTTTGAGTAGTAACCCATGCTCGTTTAATAAGGAGTTCTGGATCTAGTTTATCATAAAATTTAGAAAGATAATCTTTACAACAAGAAAAAACCCATTGTGTAAATTTGTTATCTTTATCTTCCATAATATTAAACTCATTACCTTGATTATCATATGGTTGATTGACCATGTCTACTACCATTTGATGTAAATTAGATTCTTCTAATTGATACTCTGCAATTGGAGTGCTCCAAATTTCACGATATTCACTCTTCATCAAGATCTTCTTCCTCATAGATGTCAGCTGAACACATTGGGCAATAGACGATATCTTCAAATTTAAAATCTTCGCCCTTTACTGTAATTTTACCTTCAGCTTCACATGAAGGACATTCGAATTGTTTTGTTACCATATAACTTTCCTATTTTCTATTTTTACTAATTTATTTGTTAATCCATAACAATATATCCAAGTAGTCTTGTTAGAATAATTTGAAATTTTGTCTACCCACCATTCTACTGGTTTAACTGTAACATGTGCATTCTCGCCATTGGGTAATTTAGCGATTGCTGGAATAGTACATATGCCATGATATACAAACTTATTAGACAAACTATACATCTCTTTAAAAACTGCTTCCAGTTCTTCTTCTGGTATATGTTCTAATACATCAGTAGAAAATAATCCATCAACAGGTTTATCTGGAAGCGTATTATGAGTTTCAACTGCGGGATCATATAGAAATGGCATTATACCATTAAAATATTGTATATGAGTTTTATCAATAAAATATTGATTACCCTTACCACAACCATAATCTAATAATGTTTCAGGGTTATATTGTTTTATAAGATCTTTTAAAAAAATTACATGCTCTTTTAATGAATCTCCTGGATAGATAGATTCATCTAAGTGCATCTCTTTATAAAGATCTATATAACTCATGCAGCTTTGCCCCACACATCATTCCAAGAACCAGACAACGCACCCTTTGCATAATCAGTAACCCTATTCTCAAAGAAGTTACCGTGTACTGGCGCATTGATCATTTCTTCAACCCATGGTAATGGGTTTTTCTTAATTTTAAAAATGCCCTTCATACCTAAACTGATAAGTCTACGATCTGCAATATAACGAATATATTTCTTAACATCTTCTGCAGACAACTCACGCATATCGGCACCTTGATAACAAAGGTCAATAAACTTATCTTCTAGTTCAACCATCTTTTCAGCAATGGTATAAATCTTTCCTTTAAGTTCATCATTCCAGATTTCATTATTTTCTTTGATAAACTCTTTAAACAAACGAATCATATTCTCAGAGTGCATTGTTTCATCAACAATAGACCAAGTAACAATTTGACCCATTCCCTTCATCATACCATGACGAGGAAAATTAAGAAGCATAATAAAAGAACTAAACAACTGCATACCTTCGGTAAAAGCAGAGAATACAGCAATGTGCGTCGCTGTAGATTCCAACGTACCATTTTTCGAACTGAGTTCGGTAACATAATCGTGTTTATCCTTCATCTCTTGATATTCTAGAAACTCATTATAAGTTGATTCTGGCATACCAAGAGTTTCAATTAGATGCGAGTAAGCTGCAATGTGCAATGCTTCACGTGCAGCAAAACCCATTAACATCATTCTTATTTCAGGCTGAGGGAAATAAGGAAGATAATTATTAACATAACCGCCAGCAACGTCAATGTCTCCTTGAGTGAAGAATCGGAAGATGTTCGTGAGGAATTGTTTTTCTTCATTGGTTAGTTTCTTTTTCCAGTCTTTAACGTCTTCAGCCATTGGTACTTCTGAGTGAAGCCAATGCGCTTGTTCGTGCTTCAACCACGCATCATATGCCCATGGGTAGTTGAATGGTTTAAAATAAGTGCGTTGGTCTGTTAAATTGTTTTTCGTTTTTGTGATCATTTTTATCCTTCGCATGCTAAACAAGTGTCAGCATCTCCTGTTAGTGCGTGTAAGTCAATTTCTTTAATGACTTCTCTTTCTATACGCTTTGATACTTTATCTGCTTTGGCGATCTTATCGCTACGGCAATAATACATTGTTTTCAATCCTTGCTTCCATGCTTGGAAATGCACAGCATGAATATATTTAATGTGACTATCTGGTCTAAAGAATACATTCAACGATTGCGCCTGATCTATAAATACTTGCCGATCTGCGGCATGTTGGACGACCCAACGCTGGTCGATTTCCATAGAAGTTTTGAAAACATCTTTTGTCCACTGGTCCATCCAATCGATATGCTGAACTGAACCATCATTCGCAATAATGCTAGACCACACTTCGTCTGCCCAACCCTCTTTATGACTGACTGCTTCTTTCTGGATAATTTCATCTAACCACCTGTTCTTGTTTAGGTGAGAACCCGATAGAGTGTCTTGGCGATAAGCATTGGCACGATAAGGTTCAATAGAAGGACTAGTATTGCCCATGAGAATGGAAGAAGAAGCATTGGGAGCAATAGCCATAAGATGACTAAACCTATTCCCAGTACCCACTGCATCAGGAGCTTCACCACGCTCCAATCCCAATTGTTTGTTCGCTTCATCTAATTGACCTCTAATATGCGTAAAGATTTGCTTATTTCTACCAATAGCCATTGGAGATTCCCAAGGCAAATTATTTCTTTGAAGGTATGCATGCCAGCCTAAAGCACCGATACCAATACTACGTTCTTGTTTTGCTGAATAGATTGCACGCTTAATAGTTTTTGGTGCGTTGTCAATAAAATATTGAAGCACGTTATCAAGCATCTCAGCAACGTCTTTGAGAAACAGTGGCTCATTTTTCCAAGCATCATAATGTTCAAGATTCAATGAAGACAAACAACAAACAGCAGTGCGTTTTTCATTGGTTGGTAGAATAATTTCTGAACAAAGATTAGACTGATTAATACTCAATCCCTTATCTTTTAACCATTGAGGCATCTTACGATTAGATTCATCAATGAAGTGAATATATGGTTCACCAGTCATCATGCGCATTTCAAGAATACGTTGCCATAGTTCTTTGGCTGAAACTGTTTCACGAACTTCATTTGATGCAGGATCTACTAGCTTCCAAGAGTCATCAAAGTTTGGATCTATCATTGCTTTCTCAATAATTTCCATAAACGCATCTGGGATGTTAATACCATGATGCATATTCAAGCAACGCATATTCTGGTCGCCTGTTGGTTTACGCATCTCTAAGAAGTTGATAATGTCTGGGTGGTCGATGCTAAGATAAGCAGCATAACTTCCACGACGAGTGCGCCCTTGACGATATGCAAGTGATGAAGCATCGTACATTTTGAGGTGAGGCATAACTCCAGTACTCTTATCGTCAGCAGAACGAATACCAAAGCCAATACCAACACCACCCCCAAGCATTGACAGCCAATTTGTTTCAGATAAATTATCAACTAGTCCCTCTGCAGTATCTTCAATATAATTAAGGAAACATGATATAGGCATGCCACGCTTACTACGACCAAAACTGAGAATGGGAGTAGAATAAGAGAGCCAATGTTTACTGCTGTATTCATATAGTCTTTGTGCATGTTCTGGATTACTTCCAAATGTTTTACTTACAAAAGCGAATCTCTCTTGTGGGCTCACTTCATCATCCTTCATATAACTTTCTTTTAATCTTAGTTTACCTAATTCGTCAAATAAACTATCACGTGAATAATCTACGTTAATGCCACCCACTATATCTGCCATACTTACTCCGTTATTATATTTTTTTCCAACTACTAAACTTTAATTTCGCTTCCATGCCAGAGAAGGTATTTGTATTTATGGTATTAATAATCTCGTCAGGCTTCATATTACCATGTAAAACCATATCATTAATATCTTTTTGATCAATATATTCTGGAAACATACAAACAGAATATCCTGCTTCAATATTCTTTTCAAGGAACTTAGTTATCTCTTTGCTTCTTGGTTCATTATCCATTACTATTGTAGCATTAGCAAGCAAGCGACGAATAGTAGGAGTGTCAAAACTTGCTCCTGATACAGCGATTGCGTTAGGTAAAAATAACGAATCAAGCGGTCCTTCAACAACATATATACGTTTGCTATAATCCAAGCGATCGAGTCCATAAATCTTCTCCTGTGTTTCATCAACTTTAATAGTATAATACTTAGGTTCTTCTTTACCGTATGCTCTGCCTTGGAAAGCAAAACATTTACCAGCTGGAGTAAAGAAAGGAATAACCATCCTAGGATGTTCATCCTGAATTGGTTCTTGAAACTTTGGTGTTACCGAATTAACAAATGCTTTAAATTTTGGCGCAAAATACAAAAGACTCCATTTATCTTTTGGAATCTTTCTATCAATAACATATTGAACTGCAGGATGCGTTAATGGTAACTTATCTAAACGAGATAAGCTAAAGAGAATATCATCTTCGAGTAATTCTTCTTTGGGAGTTTCTAGAATGACGCTTGTTACTTTAACGTCTTTGTGATCATGATGTTTTGATGCGCCAGCTTTGTAGCGTTCTAAAACATATTCATCATAAAGTTTAGTATCAACATACTTGATAAGATTACCAAGATTAGTTCCATATCCACAATTATGGCATTTTACAAATAACTCTTGCTCACCACGATAAATGTAACCACGTGCTTTGAGTTTGTTCTTGGAAGAATCACCACACACTGGACATGAGTAGTTCCAGAGGTAGTCTTTCTTTTGTTTGAAGTTCCTTAGACGAGTGCCAAGGATTTGTGCGTATTTGTTGTCTATATAGAGCATATAGAGTAATTATACCCCATATGCTCTTGCAAAGCAAATATTATTTGAATATTTTATCTAAAAACTGGACGTGACCGATTAGATAACCCAAAACAATTGCACCACCCACAATCATATATCTCCACTTCTCAAGAATATCAACACGAGTTGCAATTTTTTCAATTTCTTTATGCACATCTTGTTTCATTTCTTCACGCTGTTCAGTAGCAGCTTTTGCAGTAGTGTCTAATTTGTCATCTAAACAATGTTGTAATCCATCAATCTTAGAAACAATCTCACGTCCCTGAGTTGTTAATCTAGAATGTAGGTCTTTGATGTCAGCTTTTACGGCAGCAACATCGTCTTTGATACCTTCTACTTGCGTTTCCAATCTGGCTATTCTCTCATTATCCATATGGTTCTACTTTACGCTGTTAAAAATGTCTTTTTGTTTATCGTACCACTCAATCCAAGCATCCATTTTTAACTGGCACTCTTGATATTGACTGTAATTATTAGTGACAACCATAACTACTTCACTCAGTTTCGTAGTAGGTTGGATTAGTTGTAGATCGGGGCAACTGACTTTAATTTCTTCTGGTGCCGTAGGAAAAGTTCTTTGAACTGGAACTGCGCATCCTACTAAGAAAAGAAATAGAAACGATATTAATAGGTTCTTCATTTTTTTCTTGCCGAGTTATTTAGGATTTCAATCACGTCAGGGGATACCCTACACTCAGCATCAATCTTTGTTGCCACTTCTTTAATTTTTTCTTGAATAACAATTTGTTTTTCTTTAACAGCTTTTGTTTTTTCATTTAACAGATCTGAAATTCTGTCAGTTGCATCTTTACTTTGTTGCTCGCTTGCTTTAACTTTAGCTTCTAATGCAGTAACTTTATCTTGCCATTTTTGGTCATTATCATATCCACCATGGAGATAAACTCCAACAACCAAAAGAATAATACCAGCTGTCTTGACTAGACTTGCATACGGAGTAATTGCTGGAATAAATTGAATAAAATAACTAGAAAGTGTTCCTAGTAATCCAATTACTATTAATCCATTAATTAAAAAGATTAAAAGAAAGTTTGGTAATAAATCAAACAACCACATTATTTAATCTCTTTAATTGCTAATGGTTTACGTCTTGCCAAACCAAATATAGGTTTCTTTTTACTATTAGGATATATCTTTGGTTCTTGTGTTGCCACTGCACCAGAAGTATTATTAGCTGGTGCACCGCCAATAGCAGCTACACCATCTTCTTTTAAGAATCTACCAACTATAATCTCTTCTTCAACTAAATGGATATCAGTTTCCATTAGTTTCTTAAATTTAACTTCTAACTGCGAAGTGGTTCTTGCTCCACTTTTATAATTCTCTCTAATCAACCATAATGCTGCAGCCATACTTTTTAATTTGTTTTCGCCACCAATTTTATTGATGATTTTTTTCATATTAAAAACTAAACGAGTCAAATAATCAAATGCGTTACGCTCAGCGTCAGATGTAAAATGAACTGATTTTCTTATAGTGTTACCATGTGCATCAATAATACCGAGCTTAAATGCTTCAGTATCAGTAAAGTTTGTAACCATCATATGCAATACTTTAAATGCTATTGCGTTATCTATAATACGACTCATTAGATTTTCCTTAGCGTTGAGATAACATTCTCATCTAATATTACTTCTGATAATAATATTCCATATTCTGGAAGTTGTTCTGGCATTCTGTTAAGATATACTAAAAATGTTACTAGAATATCCCAACAACATTTATCTACTTTATAAAACAACATATTCGTAGTTGCTTCACCAAATAGATTATAAAGGACAATTATATGATTAAGTATTAATCTTTCTTTTAGATCTTCATTATTCTTATATCTCGAAATTAATTTCTTTAAATATAAAAATTTCTTTAGATCATCTTCAAATTCAGCTAGACTATAACATTGCGTATTGTCATAATGATGCATTGCATAGATTAGAAAATTGGACTCATTTAATTGTTCATTCATACCAGACATCATATCTCTCAAAATGATGGGAGAACAATTCTCCCATCCACATAACTATTTATTAAGCGTATACTAGAGTAGCAGCAGTACTTGTTACAGTATCAGCACCAGCTGCACTTACTTGGCAACGGAATTGATAGTTGTTATAAGTTGCTTTAGCAGCATTAGTTAGAGTCAATGTATTAGTTGTGTTACCTGAGTAAACACCACCTGATGCATTAGCCCAAGTAGATCCGCTGTTAGTAGATACTTGCCAGTTGTAAGTCAATGAACCAGTATTAGTAACAGTTGCTGCTACAGCGAATGTACCAGTGTATGTGGCAGCTGCACCAGTAACGGTAGCAGGTTGAGTACCGATAGTAATTGAACGATCGTTAACGATAGTATCATCAGTAGCATCAGACATAGTTGCTTGAGTAAAGCCATTACCAGCAACAAGAACTACCACTTTACGACGAGTATTACCTTGTGCGTCAGTATATGTCTTAAACTGCGTCCAACCTGGAATCTTAATACCCTTGGCACGGTTTGATGTAGCTTGTGCTTCAGTAATATCAACACCAACTACAGTTGCTAGGTTAGTAGCACCACGAGTACCAGCAGTACCACCAGCAGATTGACGATATACATTCTTAGGCATTAGTTGCTTTTTCACGTTAGCAATTGCCAACGAAGCAGCAGTAGTGCCAGGAAAGTTATCGGATAATGTTAATGCAGTATCTGAAGTGATTGCAGCAACACGACTTTTGGCAGTTGTGCCAGAAGTAATTTCTACAATAGAACCAACTTGTAAATCTGTTAAAAACGTAGTTCCAGAGCCAGTTACAGCTTTAGAACCATTAGTGACGCTGACAGTTGTGCCAGTGATAGCAACAGCGTCCTTATTTCCCCATAGTGCCATTTTATTCTCCTTGAATTTGGACTTGTTTATTTATTAACACGCAGCTTTTGGCTGACGACGTTTATAAGTGCCGATGCTCTGGCCGAGTTTGCGACCTGCAGCTTTAGCTGGTTTTTTATCATCAGCGTCATCAGCACCTTCTGGATCAGTGTAATCTGCGCCATAAGATTTACCTTGGATCTTACGTGAAGGTAGATCCGCCATTTTAACTTCATCTATATATTCTTCTTTAGTTAATTTTTTAACTGCAGCTTTGATGCCTTGCTGACGTTTATTCATTGTGGATAAATGATAATCATCACCGCTACCAAGTTCATCTTCACCACCATCTTGTTCCTGTGACACACCAAATTTTCTACCAGATTCAGATGATGACGATGCAGCTTTGTTGATATATTTACCTAAAGTTTTCTTAGAAAGTTCTTCAATCGATTCAACTTCTTCTTTACGAAGCATTGCGAAATCTTCAGAATCTAATTTATTATTATGATTCTTATCTAATTTCTTTTGTTTCCCAATTAATTTTTCATCTAACGCTTGTAAAAACTCTTTATATGATTTCATAGTTTCCTCTTTTTTAATTTTAGTTACTTTTTTCTTAACTGGTTCCCACTTTTCTTCATGAGGTTCTTGACCAGCAGCATTTACGTTATCTACATTAACACCTTTTTGTGGAACAGATGCTTCATCAATTGGAGAACCAACTCTGTGAACTCTGTATGATCCACCAACCTTATCAATAGCATTCCCTTTGTCTGCATGGGCTTCTGCTTTTTCTTTTTCTGCAAAACGCTTTGATGAATCACTAGCTTTACCAGATTTATCATAGTAAGTAACTTGATAGTGATGATCTGCTGGACGACGATATGCTGAAGCAGGTTTTTCATGCCAGCCTTCTGCAACTTGTTTAGATAAAGCAGTAATGGCTGCGGACATATTTTCTTTACCTTCTTCAGCTGCTTTCTTACGTTTAGCTTCGATCTCATCGTGTTTCTTTGCACGAGCATCGGCTTCTGCTCTAAACTTTTGTAATGCAGATTCTTTCATTTGTTCTGATGCTCCATTAAAGAATTTAAATCCTTTAATCTTTTTACCTTGAGTAGTATCTTTTACAGTTGAAGCTGTTGGAGCAGAAGTTTGAGTATCAATCTTATCAGTACCATTTGCTTGCATAGTACCTTCTTTAACAGCCTTTCTTCGCTGCATTGATTTCTCATGATGAATCTCTGCTTTATCAGCATGGGCTTGCGCATGAGAATGTTGACCTAGTTCTTCATGGTAACGGCTCATATGATCATGATAATCACCCATATGGGTATGATAAGTTTCATGATTACCTTTGTTCTGATCTGCAGTTTCTTTACGATCTTGCGCAATGCTGTAATATTTGCCAGCTAAACCACGAGCTTCTTGAACACCACGTGCTTTGGCAGCCATGTAAGCACCAATAGCCATTTTGCGACGTTCTTCTTTAGACTTATTATTAAAACGTGGGTTTGTAGATTTAATAAAGTCATTAATGTAAGTGCTTGCACCCATTTCTGGACGTAAGACTTCATTAACATCATGTAGTTCTTGTTTATCTTCTTTACTTAAACCAGTAGGAGTTTTCTTTACTTTAATTTTACCAAGCATTACGTCTTTTTCTTTTTTATCTAGAGGGATCTCAGTATCTACCTGTGGTCCATTTGCTTTAGTCATTTGGTCTTTGAAACGCTTTAATTGCATTTTACGATCGGCTTGTTGATCCATAGTTTCTTCTTTACACTGATTAGTTGGCATACCATTGATTGGTTTCTTAGTTGCTTTATATGCTTTGTGCTCTGGAGTTCCTTTAATATATTTCTTATTTGGAACTGGAGCAACTGGAGCTTGTTCTTTAACTGCTGGTTGACTTGGAGTAGCACCCATTCTACTATTTTTAAAGTCAATTCTATGTGGTCTAATTTTTCTTGTTTTAGTTTCACCAGTAACTGGATCTACCCAAGTTTTGATTTTATATTCAGATGTATAAATATCTTCATTAATTCCCATACCTTTACGCACATCGTTATACATTGCGTCTTTGTGTTCTGGTTTCATTTTAGATGGTGCACCTTTATGAAATTCTTTCTTATTACCAGCAGCAGCGTGCTCACGCATTTTACTTGCTGATATACCTGTCGTACCTTCTGCGTCTGGATCACGTTCACCAGAAGAATGAACAGTAATCTTTTTAAAATTATAGTGACCATGAGCAGCATTCTGACCATTATATTTATTAAGCAGATTATGCATCTCTTCGTGGCGGTCAGAACCAGCTATTACATGTAAATGAGTTACACCAGCAGCATGGGCTGCAGCAGCATGGTGAAGAATAGTCGGTGTTTCTTTACTAGCAGCAGTTACCTTAGTTCCAGGGAATGCATTCTTAGCATGTGTAACTTTTTGAGCAGCACTTAATGGGTTTTTCTTAGCATCTTGGCTATGAGAAACAATAAGGTTATGTGATGCACCATGTTCTTTTGCTACTGAATGTAGTTTATTAACTACTGCTTCGTGACCTGACGTAATTGGATTCATACGACCAAATGCGATAGCGTGGTGCTTTTCTGATTCTTCTTTCACACAGCTGCCATCTTCATAAGGTTTAGTACCTTTTTTACGTTTGTATCCAGTCCAACAGATACCTTTCTCTTGAAGATCTTTATAGTTAATCATTTTAGCAATTCCATTTTCTTAATGCTAGTGCTTTACGAGTTGGCTCGCCATTTGGTTTTTTCATTGCACCTTCCATACCACCCATTCGTGCACAGAAAGACTTACGACGATTCGCAGCTTTACTTCCAGCTTTTAATTTAGATGGTGGTGTAGTAACTGCCATCTTTAGATGACCACCAGTCTTTCTATTATATGCATCAACACCTTTCTGTGTTAATCCACCAGTAGATGACTTATATCCTTTGGCATCAACTGCAGCTTCTGCAAGGTATTCTTTAAATGATAACATTTTATACAGCCTTACCTGCGCTCTTAATAGTGCTTAATGGATCGCTTTGTGAATCAAACTTGTGTGCTTGAGAAGCAAATTTAGTTTCTTTACCAGTCTTAGGATCTGTGTGAGTAAAATGAACTGAGCCACCTTTTGCTTGTACTTTAATATTCTTGTGATCTTTTAGAATATGTTCATAATCATGACCTGGATCTGACGTATGATGCTGAACACCTTTAGAAGTTTCAAAAGTTGTATGTTTCTGAAAAGTTGCTTTCTTAGCTTCAACTGCAGGAGTATGTCTAGCAGCAAGAATATTACGGATATGATTAATTACGTGTTCATGATTTCCGTTATTTAAATGGGTTTGTAATTCAGCAGCGTGATGGTGAGCAACATTAACCAATAGTTTTTTATTTTCTGCTTTAATTTTATTATGAAGTTCAGGATTTTTCTGAGCCCATTCTTTACGAGCATCTTTAATATCTTTATGATGAGCTTCCTTTTTAACATCTTTTAATCCTGGAGCGATTTCATGCACTTTTTTCTGATGTTCTTTAAATAAATCTTTTGCTTTAGACCCACTAGATTCCATACCAAGACTTGATGATGGAACATTCTTACTAGAATTATCACTAACCTTTAAACTAACCCCATGGTGAACTACAACTTTAGGTTTACTAGGATGGTGTGAAGAAAAATACACATCGGATGAATCTGAATCTTTACCACTTTGAGCAGCCTTAACTCCAGTAACCTTTTCAGTATCTCCAGCCTTTGATGTCCAATGAACTGCATGGATTACATGCCCTGGATGAGTTTTAGCATGATTTGCTTTAATATCTTCTGCAGCGGATTTAGCTTTAGCGTGAATCTTTTTATAGTCGTCTGGGTGAATTTGTTTCTTTAAGCGATCGTGCGCTTGTTCGGGGGTTTCACCCTCAGCATTTTCATGTGTGGGCATATGATTTCCGCCATTTAAATGCTTACCAACTAATAGTTCGTGAAGAACACCTTTAGTATTATTTGATACACCACCAGCTTTGGTAGCATCATCTTTAGCTTCTAATAAAGTCTCTGGAAAATAGATTTCTTCAATCACAAAAGTTTTAAATGATTTCATTTTCTTACCTTTAACAAGTTTGATCTGGCGAACTCAGCTCGGTTCACAAGTTTAGAAGGTTCTGTTTTACCATTGTGTTCATGGTTAATAACAAATCCTTCTGGTTTAGATTCTTTACCTTCGATATGGTGTTCATAATTACTATGACCACTTTCTAGAGATTTTACTAGTATATTCTTTGCAGCTGCTAGATGATTATGAGCAGTTAATACATTCTCATAATGCGCTTTATTCTTCTCAACGTGAGAGATTTCTTCATTACCTTTTTCACGTTTAGCGTTTTGCGCTTTCTCAGTTTTAACACCAGCAACTTGCTTAGCATGATGTGCTTCAAGATGAGCTTTAAAATCTTTTACGTTTGGAGTAGTATTATTTCTAACAGTTGAATTAATGTAAGTGGCTAAGTGACCATGTTCACCACTATGCGCAGGGTGAATAGCTTTATACATTTTATCACCATGAGTGTCATGAACTGCTTTTGCTGCAGCCATATGCTTATGGAACTCATCTTGGTTAGCTTGAGAATGATTTACAGATTTAGTATCATAGCTGGCATCGTGGTGATGTACGTCAGGATGCTGACCAAATTCATGATGATTAACTTCGTGGTGAGCAGATAGAGACGCAATATCTTTACCATGATATTGAGTATGAACAGCAACACCTACTTTTGCTTTTGTAGCTTTCTTAGCTTCATCGCCAGAAGCAGTATAGGTAATAGTGTTAGGAGTAAAGGATGCTTTGCCTGTTTTCTTATCGTGTTTAACATCACCTTCAGAGTGCATAATATCACCCTGATATACTTTACCCTTTGGTGTAACTTTAGGTAAGTGGTGTAGTGCTGCTTTTAATTTAGCAGCAAGACCTGGAGCATGACCATGATTCTTATCGATGTCAGCATCAGTATGATTAATCTTTGGTTCTTTATTGAATGCAGATTTAGAAGCAACAAAGAATTTTTTATTCTTAGGGTGTGTACCGAAAACTACAGCAGGAGAACCATCATACTTAGTTGTAAGATTTGCGTTATTCTTACCAGCTTTCATATGCTCATGTGCGTGCATTAAAGCACCATGAGCATGCTCAAATCCTTCATGTCCATGCATTAATGGACGATCTTCTGGATGAGTAATGTGTTTAAGTTTTGCGCCTTCTTCAGCAGCTTCTTTTAAGTATGATTGAAACGATTTCATATTATCCTATTTTCTTTGCAGAAGCACGCAACCACCAGCCATGCTTTTCGTGAGTATCAATTCTATCAGCAACAAAGTTAGCAATACCTTGTTTCTTATGTTTAGTAGCTAGATCGAACACATTATTTAGGCTGATAAGCACTTCGTTATTAGCTTCAATAAGAGAAGCTAGAATATCAGCAAGTAATTCTACTTTTGTAGTTTCTTCTTTTAATGTTTTGAATTTAAACAACTCATCAAGACTTACTGGAGCATAAGCACCCAATTTACGTTGATTCTCAGCGATTGGGTCAATTGAATTATAAATGTCTTCATACAGATCACCAAAGAATTCGTGATATTGAGTAAATAAGATACCTTCTACGTTCCAATGAAACTGATGTACTTTATAATACATAACAGTTGCATTTGCTTGAAGAACTTTAAGTGCTGCTATTAATTCATCCATTTTAAAATACTTTCCTATTTTTACCACGAGAAACTGACCCATGGGTTAATCTTGATTTTTCAATTCTTCTAATAGTTGGTATTAAACTTTTTGCCATTTGTTTAACCTGAGCCATTTTAGTTTTCATACGCTTTTCAATACTTGCTTTTTCATCTGGTGCTAGATTACGTAACTTTCTACCACGTAACATTCGTTTCTTTATCATTCGTATTGCCATTCTTCTGGCACGACTTGCTGCTTTTTTACCACTAGCAACTGTATGTCTTGCTATACCTGCTTTAAAACTACGTTTTCTTTGACTAGTTCTTAATCTAAATTTAGAATGTTGTCTTTGAGAAATAGTTTCTTCATCAATTGCTTCTCTATTAGAAACATATTGTTTAAACGACAGCATTTGAACTACTCATTGGATCATACGGTAATTTATAATCAACATTTTCTAAACCATTTGGTTGATTATCTTTAACAGTAGATTTAAAAGATTTTAATTTTTTCTTCTCTACTTTCTTCTCTACTAATTTAACATTTTGAATCCACTTACTTACTAATTTACCAGTAGATTCTTTTAGTAATAGGTGATTAGAGCCACGCTTAACAATCTCATATTGTTGTCCTTCGGCTTCTACTGTTTCACCAACATTAAAAATCTCACCACGGAAATATTGTTCACGTAGTTCGTCTTTAACTAATTTAATTTCTTCTTTAACTGGTTCAACTCCAGAACCAACTCTCAAATCATTCATCAATCTACGAGAATCAATATCACGGATAGCTGATGGTAAATTCTTTTTAAACTCTTCGTATAAACCTTTAACTGCAAAATTACGAGTAGCTTCTTCAGTATCAGGATCTGTATCCATAGCTGAAATTACTGTAGCTTCTTTCAAAGACTTCTTTAATGAGGTTACTTTATCTGCACTAGTAACGACAATAACATTACGGTAGGTTTCTTTTAACTTAGCGACTACTTCATTAATATTATCTGAATATGTAGAAAAACTGGTGTTCGGAAACAACAGGTTTAAATACTGTATTTTCTTTTCTACTATTAAGGGATTCTTTTTAGCGTCGCTTATATCGGACGCATAAATGGCGTAGCTAGCATTCTTCTGCTCAGCTAGAGATTTGACAGCCTTTATAAGAAGTTCGTGTCCGATAGTCGGAGGGTTAAACTTACTACAGGCGAGAACTATCGTTTTACTCGGTAATTCTTTGATTAGTTGTCTATAATCTTTCATTTAATCCATTAATTAAGTAGTTATATGTTTATTTATAACGAAATGGATTTAAGTTATACGATTATATTTACGATCCCATTTACCTATTTGGTCTATAATTTTTCTGGTTGCTATGTTGTTTCTTAAATCATAATCAAACGTCTTTAAGAAATAGTGAAGTGTAGAAGAATCTCGTTTGTGTGTATAACGATTCAACAGGATGTCGATATCTACATTTGGTCTACGCATTTTAAAGTCTAGATACACACAATGCGCATATGCTTGTATCTCATCAAACTCAGAGAGATATGCTCTCTGTTCGTCTTTTTTGGCTATTCCGACTTTTTTATATGGAACAACATAGTTACTCCACTCATCGCCCCTTCTATCATATTGCATAAAGTGGATTATCTCATGCATTAAAGTCTGTATTAAACGAAACTTAAATCCTGCCCAAGACTTATCGGTGAATGGGAATATGCTATATTTTTGTGTATAGATTTGAAGGGTTATCTGGCGTCCTTCTGTATTATACTCACCACCAATTGCCACATAGTGCTCAGTCCATTTTGCTTTAGACTTTTCACGACACCACTGAATCTTAGTGCGCCATTTTCTAACATAATTTGATAACCCGATAGGATCATTTTTATAGGAATCTAGATCTACCCATACTTTTGATGGGTTGAGTTTAGCTCTAAATGGACGCTCATAGAAATTGAGTAAATCCATCCAGTCAAAATTAGCGTTCTCTAGGTAAGTCATATCCCTAGAAGATGCTTGCTTAACTAATAAAGTGCTTCTCCAAAAAAGCAAGTACCTTCTGTTGCTCCTCTAAGTTAGTGTTCGCAAACTCAGTAATATAGGGCATCAAGTCAAAATTAGACATCAGGTTACTATATTTAGTTTCCCTACCTTTTAGGAATTGATCAGATTGGTCAGATCCACGCTCTCTATAGCGTTCTTCTAAAATATTTTTTGGAGCCTTTAAAAATACGACTTCTAATTGGGTATTTGGGAGTCCCATACAGAACTCTAAGAAAGATTGGTTAAAAACCCGATCCCCCTCAAATAGGATATTACAGTTATGAGAAGCGATCCATTCTTGGAGTGGTGGTTGAACCGCCATAGAAAGTCGGTCAGTTCCAGCAAAGGTTTCACCCTCTTCGTATTTACCAATAATATAAAGATCTCGCTCAGTATTATAACTGGCGTTGACTAGTTTAGCAGGTGAAACTTCTAACCAAGTTTTATCTTCCATAAATTTACGAAATAATGTAGTTTTGCCAGTTCCAGGAGATCCACCTACTGCTATAATCTTTCTAGTCTTAACTGGATTGGTTACTCTTTCTACATTGATAGTATCAATTACACCTACCTTTTCATCAAATGCCATTTTTAATCTCCTGAATCATATTTGTTAATTCTTCTTTAGTAAAGACCCAGCAACGTCCACGGAAAGAATGAACAAAGGTATCGTGTTCTAGTTTCTTGGTGAAGGTTACTTTCTTAATTATATCACGTGATAGATTCTTAGCCATGTTTTCTTTAATAGTATCAGCGTAATCTACGTTCTGTTCTTTAAGTTTAAGTAGTTCTTGTTCTTGAACACGATGCTCAACTATAAACTCATTTAAAGCATAGCGATCAATGATAGCATCAACAGAAGGTTTGTTATTATAAGCACCATTGCTAATTGTGGTAGTTAAACCTGCGCCACCATTACCAACAAGAGGATATGTTCCTGCGCCAATATTACTTGAAATTCCGCCAGCATTTGTAAGTGTTATAGTATCATTCATTAAAAATTCTCCAATCCAATTAACATAGGTTCTTCATCATCAAACATCCATTCTAAGTTTTCCATTTTACCTGAATTCATAAAAGAAGAAAACTTTTCTTTATCAATACCACGTTTATGATCTAGACGGAAATCAATAGTTTCATTTCTTGCGTCCCATAAAACATCCCAATCAATACCATACCATCCATCACTCTCAGCTTTGATTATTTCTTCAGCTTGTCTATCAAGGTAGTAACCAAGATAACGTCCATGATGAGCACGAAAGATTTTCTTGAATGAACACAAACAGGTTTCCATTGTAAAGAAATCTATTTGCCTTTCCAAATCTGGGAATCTATCCTTTGTTTCGGTAAGAATATACTTGGCTTGTGACTCAAGAGTTTGATACTCTTGAGCAGTGAGTTTTCTATCCATATCGTTATATCTGCCAAGGGCGCAAAGTAATCCATTACGATGAGAACGAGAGCCATCAAAATCATCCAGCATGAGACTAGTAGGACTAATACGAATACCAGCGGTATGCTTAAGATGCTGAAGATAAAACCAAGTGGAATAGCGACCAAACTTATGCAACCCAGACTTAACGCTTTCCCACAAATTATTAAAGTTGTCCTCTTCATTGAATCCATAAAATCCTTCCAATCTTTCTCGTTGTGTTTTATTACCAATAAACTGCTGATATGAGGCAAACATTGCTGGAAGATGCCCCTTGTTCCATTTTGTATCTGTTTGATATCTTAGTCGTTTATAATTTGTAGAGTTCCACTGAGTAATTCTATCAACTGTTGCTAATTCATAATCAGGAAATTCATTCATCAATATCCATGCAGTTGGGAGTTGATAAGTATTGCCATATAACCAAGCAAGCCAAAGACGTTGTTCATCATTATGCTCGTATCGCTTATTGAGATAATTTGTAGTCCAAACTGCTGGATCGCAATCATCATATTTTAATGACCATGCGTACCAGCGTATAAATGCTTCTCTATTGTTCTCTGGGAGTCTATAATCCATAATATATTATACCTTATTTCACAATTAAAGTAAAGCGAAATTTGACTTAAAAATCGTCTACTTTAACCCTTATTTGGGTGTTTGCAAGGTCGTAGAGAGCCGTACATCCCCCCTTACCCTTTCGGTTGACCGCTTTATTGATAGTCGTATCGGAGAGGTCGTAGTCGCCCTCTAAGAAGGTATCTCCCCCTATTCTAAACACTGATAGAGAGCATCCGCTCTTTTGGGCTCCCCAAAACTTAAACCCCAGACGCTCGTAGAAGCCCACTGCAGACTTCTCAGAGGATACCCTGAAGTAAGTTGCACCATTCGTTCTGGCTCGTTTTAACGAATCCTCACAGAGTAATCGAGCCGAACCTTTACCCCTATGTTTTACGAAAGTGTGCAAGAGTTGAAGGTTGGCAACATGAGGTTTGGTTTTTGAGATTGTGGTAATAATTGCAGCAGTTAAATCATTACCATCGAATGCGCCAATACAATAATCCCATTGGTCTTGCATATCTGCTTTGGCAACAAATGTCTTGGCGAAGTTATCTTCTTTGTCAGGGTTTATTGCTGAAATAAAATCAGCACGTGAACACTTAGACAACTTCAACATAAGTTCTTACCTTTTCTCCACGATCTTCTGGATGCTTAGTTTTCTCCCAACCAAGGAACTGATTAAGATCCCAAATCATTGAAGGGAATTTATAATTATTCAAAGCAAATAAATCATCAACGCATGGTCCATCATTTAATGCAGCATCAAGGAAGTCTTGAACAAAACGGAAACATGATTCAAGTTCAGTTCTATCTAGTGTACCACGGAATAATCTAAACTCTACAGTATCAATATGTTTTAACGCATACATGTTAATAGCATAACGGAATGGGCGACCCATTGATACGCCATCTTTGCCTGCAGCGTGCATCTTAATAAATGAAGGAAAGTCTGTTGCTAGATTGATAATATTATCGCTCATGTAATCTGGTAGTGCTCGACCACCATCAAACTTCAAATACATTTTAGAACCTTTAGCACCTCTCATTTGATTATGGTCAAAAAAACCATAAACTCTGTCAATAGTTGTTGTTTGATTTTCTTTAATATATTTCGTCAAACGCTTTAATGCATCGATGTCATCACGTAGCCCAGGAACACGACAATGAATATGAGTATGAGCAGTTGCGCCAACAGTAGGTGGAGAACCGATAGATTTAAATAGTTCTTCAAGTTCAAAATACCTGTCAACTTGTTCTTGCCAAGTTCTAGTCGGTTTAGTATTAATTTCCCCACCGACTGGAGGAGTTTCACCAAGTGGGTCAGCGCAAACATATTTGTAAGGATCTCTTAAGTTAATAATATCTCGTTCTGAATACTCCCATGTGCCGAGATTATCTGGAATTGAAAAAGAGCGAGGAACATCACCCCACTCTATTTCCATACCATATGTAAATTTATCAGTTGGATATTTCATAATCTACTTTCTGTAAATCATTATTATTAGATTTTACAACATCAACAGTCATAGTCATATCCCCATCAAATGTAATATATGTATTCATTGGTACTTCAACAGCTGGAATTCTAATACCTGCACGTTTTGGTATATCAGCAGTAGAAGTAATTATAATACCATTTGATAGAGAAGTCAAATATAATGGACGTTTACCATTGCGATATGCTAGTAATTTCTTTTCAGAAGATAATTCACAAACTGCCATTGATGCATCTTGATATTCTTCTAGTGGTGATTCCGAGTGTAAAACTAATTCAGAATCATTCTTAGTTTCGCATTTGTAATTAAATATCTTATCCCAGTTCTCTGCTAGTTCTTGAGTGATAACCCCATTATGAACAATAGAATGTTCTTCGTTTGCTATCGGTTGGTTATACAGTAAATCGCTAGTGCTATATCTACAATGACCAATAAGGTAAAGATTACCGTCATCATTAACCATCTCCTCTAAATTATCTAACTTTCTGAATTGATCCGCTGGTACTGGTTCTTTAAATGTAAGAACTTTATCTTTTACGATAACCGACATTCCAGTTGCATGCATACCACGAATCTTTGACTCAACAAAAATATTTCTGATGATTTCAAAATCCTTTGGTGTAGGATTCTGTATTAGGGCACCAATGACGCTACACATTAAAAGAATCCCTCCAGTGAAGAAGCATTTGCTTCTGGATGATATTTCATTAATTCTTCATGACCAAGTTTATCTTCACAGTAATCATACCATTCTTGACTAGTCCACATAGATTCTGATACACCATTCCAAAGTTTTTGCCACATTGGATGCTCGTGATTACGTCTACGATGTTCAACAAAATTATAACGACAGTCTTCATATTCATGCGAACCAAGTTCTAACATTTTCTCACGGAAATA